TGTCAATAAATGGTTACATTATTTAAGTGCGATAGGGGTTAACCTTATTAACCCATATGAAGAAGGATGGGATATTCCAGGTAGAGAAGGAGGTAGACCAGCGCAGTACAACCAAATGGGAGCTCAGGACTTGACTATGACTAATGTTATAGCAGGTTATATTGAACTTATGAATAAGATTGAAGAGATGGTTGGTGAGCTGTCTGGTGTTACACACCAAAGACAAGGACAGATAGCAAGCAGTGAATTGGTTGGGAATGTAGAGCGTTCTGTTGTACAATCTTCTCATATTACAGAGAGTCTGTTTGTTGTACACAATGATATTAAAAGGAGAGTATATACTGCTCTAATCAATATAGCCAAGCATGCATGGAAAAACAGTGGTAAAAAACATCTATACTTCGTTTTAGATGATATGTCCAGGCAGTTTGTTGATATAACAGAAGACTTTTTATATTCTGATTTTGATGTATTTATAGGAGACTCTACTCAAGAGAACCAAAGGATTGAGGCACTCAGAGGACTGTTACAAGCTGGAATGCAGAATGGTGCTACTCTTTTAGATGCTGCAGCCATACTTACAGCTGATAATATGAATACAATTAAACGTCAACTGGAGAAGGTAGAGAAGCGTAGAGAGGAAGCCGTTGCACAAGAACAGCAGGCTGCTGCTCAATTACAGCAGCAACAGACACTTCTTGCTCAGCAGCAGATAGCTACTCAGGCTACTCAGTTCTCAGAGGAGATGAGGGTCAAAGAAGAAGACTCTATCCGTAAAGCTGAAACCAGTATACTTCTTGCACAGATAGCCGCTCAGAGCGATGGTGGGGAAGAAGGTGCTCCGGAAGTAGACCTTTTTCAGGAGGAGTTGGAAAGACAGAAGTTAGAAGTACAGAGGAAGAAAGTGGAGCAAGATTTCTCCCTTAAGAATAAACAAATAGAAGAAACAATAAGGAAAGATAAAAAAGCTGAGGAATTTAAGGCACAGGAGATAACGATTAAAAGAAAAGTCGCAAACAAACCTACGCCTAGACCAGCTGCTAAAAAATAAATAAAATGGGAAAAAAGGATATTAACGTAGAAGATTCTTTCTTCGGTGGGTTCGAAGCTGTGGTTGGAGGACTGACTAAACCGGGAGGTATGTCGAGGAAACCAGGTTCAGGTATGCCCGGAGGAGAGGGGGATACTGTATTAGACATGTCAAAGAGGAGTGTCTTACAGGCATTAGAAGATGAAGACGAGGAAATGATAGAACAGACACCTTCTTTGGACATAATTCAGGAAGATAACGAAAAAGGAAAGGAGGATGAAGACGATGTGCAACACGGCAGCGAAGAGGAAAGCGATGAGGAAGAGGGGACAGAAGATCCCGAAAAGATACCGGAAACGGTAATAGAGAAAGACGAAGGAGTAGATCTATCTGAATATGAAACAGATATAGTTGACTTCTTGTCTGATAAGTTAAGTAGTGAACTGGGCTGGGAGTTTACCGAAGACATAAAGCCAAAAAGCGTTGAAGATATAATTTCTTATATGAGTGCCGTAGTCGAGGAAAATTCCAAGCCCGAGTTCGCTAGTGAAGATATACAGAAGTTAAATGATTTTGTTAAAGAAGGAGGAGATTTCAGGAAGTTCATGGCAGAAACTTATTCAGGGACTGATTATGAAAATATAGATATTTCTTCTGAGAAAAATCAAAAGAAAGTAATAACTGAGAACTTCACTAGGTTAGGGTATAATGATGCTAAAATACAAAAATCTTTAACTAGGTATGAAGAGGCAGGCACTTTAGAGGAAGAGGCAGAAGAAGCCTTGGAGATGTTGAAGGAGCAGGCCACTGTTAGAGCGGAAACGCTATTAGCAGAACAAAAAAATGCACAGCAAGAGATGCGTAAGCAGCAACAAAAGTTCTATTCAGACGTACAGACTACTGTAGGTCAGCTAGATTCTATCAGGGGTATTCCCGTTTCTGCTAAAGAAAAGACAGAGTTACTCAATTATATATTTAAACCTGAAGCTGACGGGCGTACAAAGTATCAAAAAGACTACGCTAAAAACTATAAAAATCTAATAGAATCAGCTTACTTTACTATGAGGGGAGATTCCCTGTTAAGTAAGGTAGCAAATAAAGCCACTTCTCAGGCTGCGCGCAACCTTCAAGAAAAGCTAGCGAGTAAAGGCAAGAGAACCAAGAGCAGCGGTAATGTAGTAGGAAATCAAAATACCTTATCCGCTTGGGATGCTGTAAGTAGCCAGTTGAGGAGACCTAAATTTTAATTAAAAATAATTAAGCACAAATGGAAAACAACATTCTTAATTCACTAGTTCTGTATCGTACAAAGCGATTCTCAGACCTGGTCGAGGAGAACATGCTTGCCACCGCGCTGCTTACTAAACCTTATGAGGTATCCACTGTTCTTTCTTACGTATTTGGAAAATACGAAGCTAATACTCTGGACTTCCTGACTATGGGTCTCGGTAAGACTCTTGTTATTGACAACAGGCAATACGAATGGCCTGTCATGATAGAATCAGACAAAGCTATCACAATCAAGCAGGCTAAATGGAACGGAGCAACTATTACTTCTGGCCTTGTTCCTGGAATAAACAATACTCCTATCCAGATTTGGGTAGCTGAGAAATGGTTTGGTCCAGGCGCTATTATCGCTTTTGATGATAGAGAGTTTCAAGCTAGGATTCAGGGTGAGCCTTACCAGGACGGTGCTGATTATGTTTATACTGTGGTTTGCGCTGACGGACAGCCGGATTCTTATATCCCACCGTCACTTTTAGCCGCAGGAAAACAAATCAGTCGTGAAGGTAGCGCTTACGAAGAATACAGCGAAGAAGCAGATATCGTGAACTATCAGACACCATTCAAACTCAGGAATCACCTGACTACGATGCGTCTGTCTTACGATATCACTGGAGATGCATATTCTTCAGTAATGGTTATATCTATGAAGGACCCTGTTTCTGGGAAGTCATCCTATCTTTGGTCAGATTACCAGGAATGGCGCGCTTTGCGTCAGTGGTATGAAACCATTGAACGTTACAGCGTTTATTCAAAGTACAATGCAAATGCCGATGGTACAACTGATCTCGCAGGCACAAACGGACGTCCAGTATATATTGGCGCCGGCCTTCTTGAGCAGATTGCTCCAGCTAACAGGCGTTATTACACAACTCTTACAGTAAACTTACTGGAAGAATTCTTATTTGACCTTTCTTACAATATCCTCGGTACCAACGAACGTAAGTTTGTTGCTCTTACAGGGGAGATGGGTATGAAAGAATTTGACCATATACTTAAGGACAAAGCAGCTGCTATGACTACAGTTGACACAGTCTTTATTACAGGGTCAGGTCAGAATCTTACAATGGGTGGTCAGTTCACGACTCTTAAGATGCTTAACGGCATTGAGTTGACGCTGAAGCACTTCCCAATGTATGATAATACAATTTACAATCGTAAACTTCATCCAGTCTCTGGTAAACCTCTGGAATCATATCGAATGACCTTCATTGATTTCGGTACTCGTGACGGGGAACCTAACTTGGTTAAAGTTGTACGTAAGGACCGTGAGATGGTTATGTGGTATGTAGGTGGTTCAGTTGCTCCAGGCGCTGGTCATGCTAAATCCATTACTACTCTTAGGTCAAATGCAAAAGATGGTTATTCAGTTAACTTCCTTACCGAACAGGGCCTCATGCTGAGGTTCCCGAACAGTTCAGGGGAACTTATCTGCGATGCCGAGTAATAAATAATATGCTTCAACGGGTTTACGGTCTTAGGGCCGTAAGCCCTTGTTGAACATTCCGTTAATAAACGAGGAAATGAAAGTTATAGTAAAACCTTTAAACAGGAACGCATGGTCGGGAATAACTCAGTATAAAAACTGTCATACTTCTCTAGCACCTTATTTTACAAGAACAGGTAGACTTTATACAGGTCTCTCCGAAGTGGATGAGAAGCTGTTGGGCGAAAAACTTAGGTTAGAATTAAACCCTTCTTCTCCATTTTGGATTACATTCCACATCAAATTCAGTGGAAAAGATCTTATACTGGATACTGATGACCCCTATGATGAATTACGTTATTTGTTTCTTAAAAGCCATAAAAGAGTAGCAAACGGGCTGTCGGATCAAAAAGCCACAGCTAACTTTGTTATTATAAATGAGGAAGAAGAAGCAGTAGAATCTAATAAAATAGGTCAGATTAAACGTAAAGCACTCAAAGAATTTGATAAACTTACTGTGTCAGAAATGCGTAAATGTCTACGTTTGTATGGGCATAATGCAGAAGACTTAAGTAATGATACTGTAGAATTTAAACTAAGTAACCTTGTTGATGAAGATCCTAGTAGATTTTTGGATACTTGGGTTCTTAATGCTAATAAAGATACAGAGTTTCTTATTCAAGAGGCTATATCTAAAAACGTAATTAGAAAGACTAAGAATGTTTATAAGTATGGTACAGACATCATAGGACATGGTTTAGATGAAACCATAGCATTTATGGATTCACCTGAGAACCAAGACTTAAAACTTGCAATAACAAACGAGACTAAAGCTAAATAATGACTTCAGTAGAAATGCAAACAGCGGTAAAAATGGGGCTTGACAAAAGTGAGGCCCTTTCTTTACCTGCTTTTCAAACAGAAGAACTTGACTTTTGGTTAAATGACTCAGTAGAAAGGTTTATAAAAATACGTTATTCTGGTAATAACTATCTTAGTAAGTCCTTCGAACAGTCACAGAAAAGGGTTGAAGACTTACGTACACTTATTGTGGAGACTAGATTAGTTCCAACAGAAGATGTAAGTCCTTATGCTAAACCTAATTCTTGGATTGTTATTACTGCAAACCTTCCCATAGATTACTTAATTTTTTTAAATGATGAAGTTACAATTAACTTTGATCATTCAATATTAGGTACAGATACTACAGTTAGAACTGGAGTTACTGAATGCACAACTGACAATTATTTTAACAAAGTGTCGGATCCTTACAGTGAACATGTGTTACATTTAGATAATGCCCGTCCTTTAAGAATGTTTAGTGAGAGGGGAATAGAGTTAATAACAGATGGTAATTACACCATTCGTTATTATTATATGCGTTATATTAGGAAACCCGCTGTTATATCTTCAACCGGGCTGGTCGTTAACTGTGACTTACCTGAGCATACACATAGAGAGATTGTTGAAATGACAGTTAATAAACTTATAGAAAACATAGAATCTCCAAGGTACCAAACGCATACAAACGAATTAAATAAAATAGAATAATAATTAAAAACATTAAATAAAATGTTAACAAGACCTTTTAAACTTTTAATTGCCAAGACAGGTATCACTCGTGATGCCGCATGCGTAGCTGGTGCATCTATTGCAACAGTAGTAGCCTCTGGTAATATAGCAGACGGGGAGATTCTTGTTCTTGATAAGAATAAAACAGTGTTGGCTGCTGGTTCTACCATTGCTGATACTGATACTATCTACATTTGCCAGGGTACTGGGGAAACTTATGACTATGTTTCAGAAACACCTACTTCAGTTACATCTAACACTAAAGTAATTTTCTCTGATCCTATACAGGCTAGTGGTATAAAATCTTATACAGGACGTTCCTATACAGCTAAAGCTGAGCAGGTTATGACTATTACTTATCCTGCAGCGGCTACAACTATTGGTAGAGAATACAAGCTCCGTATTGTGTATAAAGACATGAATGAACATCCAGGACAGTTTACTCAAACGATTAGACGGGTTTGTACTTCTGCTACACAGGCTACACATGTTACTTCCTTGGTAGCTGATATTAATGCCTTCCCAGGCATTCGTGTCACTGCTGCTGATTCAGGTGGTGCTGTATTTACCTTAACAGGATTGCCTATTCCAGATTGTACTACAAGCGTGGATGACATAGAT